GTAGTAAGATCAAGTACTTCTTCTCTGATCCTGATATGTTGACTGCCCCTAATAAGGACATCATCATGCCAGAAGCAGACGTTAGTTTTGTACTAGATACTGACACATTAGGAAAAGTTAAACGTGCCGCCTCTGTACTTGGACACAGTGAGATCTCAATCACACCATCTGGTGGATCGGTTCAACTCGCAGTAGTCGATAGTAAAGATGCCACATCTAATGTGTTTTCTATTGACGTGGAAGGTTCTTACCCAGAAGATGCAGACTTCGCATTTGTTCTGAATGTAAACAACCTGAAAGTCGTGAACGAAGACTTCGATGTGAATATCAGTAAGAAACTGATCTCGCAGTTCAAGTCAAAACAATCTAACCTAGAGTACTTTATTGCACTCGAAAAAACTTCTAAGTATGGAGCATAAAATGTCAGATCAAGAACAATTGAATGATTTAGCAAACCGTGTCGCACGATCAACTGTTGCGGTAGTAGATACCGTAGTACAACGTGGCGGATTTAAAGGTGAGGAACTCACCACCATTGGGCAACTTCGTGACCAAGCAGTTCAAGTAATCAACATGGTTGAAGCTGCATCGGGTGACGGAGAAGAAGAGGAGTAAGATAATGGAATACACATTCCTTGAAACTTTCTCACTCTTTATGGCGACTGCCATTATGATCTATATGGTTGTGGAGAAATTTTTCCCAACCGAAACTGTAGATGATAAAAAGAAAAACGCTGGTGTTAACGTAGACTATAACAAACTTACCAAACCGCAACTATTAGATGCGGCTAAGGCAAGAGGGTTAAAGGTCACTAGTAAGATGAACAAAGCACAGATCATTAGTGTTCTAAAAGAATCTTGATCGGCTGGGCAATGGGGGAAGTCCTTAAAGACAATGTCGAAGAACCCCTTGACTTTCTATACAGAATACTGTATAATATTATTTTATCATGGAGAACCGAATGTCTACTGACTTCCTTTGGGTCGAGAAGTATCGTCCACAAAAAATCTCTGACACTATCCTGTCGTCAGAACTAAAGAAAACATTTCAAAAGATTGTAGACAATGGGGAGATCCCCAACATGATGTTTACTGGTACGGCTGGTACTGGTAAAACAACTGTCGCAAAAGCAATATGTAACGAATTAGGTTTAGACCACATTGTGATCAATGGATCGGAAGACGGTAACATTGATACACTCCGTGGTAAGATCAAACAGTTCGCCTCATCCATCTCTCTCTCAGGCGGTTACAAGGTCGTAATCCTAGATGAGGCGGACTACCTTAATCCACAATCCACCCAACCTGCTTTGCGTGGATTCATAGAAGAGTTCTCTGACAACTGTCGGTTTATTCTTACCTGTAATTTCAAGAACAAGATTATCGAACCACTACACTCACGATGCAGTGTATACGAGTTCACCAACTCTAAGAAAGTTCTTGCAGATTTGTGTGGTCAGTTCATGGGACGTTTGTCCCAGATTCTAGATGACGAAGGTATCTCGTATACCAACGAAGTCATTGCGGAACTGATCATGCGATATGCCCCCGACTGGAGACGTGTACTCAATGAGGCACAACGTCACTCTATCGGTGGTTCGCTGGAGGCGAGCGTACTAGTATCAAACGGTACTGGTGCATACGAGGATTTGTACTCTTACCTAAAGGGTAAGGATTTCAAGAAGATGCGTTCATGGGTGGTCAATCACATTGACCTAGAACCAGCTGCCATCTATCGTGGTATCTACGATTCGATGGAAGGTAAGGTGGCGTCCAACTCTATACCGCAACTTGTTTTGATCCTTGCTGATTATCAATACAAGAATGCATTTGTTGCAGACCACGAACTCAATCTGGTTGCGTGTCTCACAGAATGCATGGCAAACGTGGAGTACGTTTAATGGAAATACATGTAGTAACAATGTTAGAACGTGGTGGTAGTACTGGTTATGCCAGAACTACCGAGAGAGCATATATCGCTGGAGTCTTCGATGACTTGAAACAGGCGATCACTGCTGGAGAGATCGAAGAGTCGTGGCAAGACAACCATTACTGTTATACGATCACCAAACATGAACTAAATACCTGTGAGAACTGGCAAGATAAACTTGCCTATTCGGACGAACAAGGTACTCAGTTGACAATGAGATTAGAAAACGAGCATGTTGCGTTTTAAAAGTCTTTGGAGACTATGGGCAAAATCCCTCGGAGAGAAAGAGGGAACGACTGACCGAGAGGCGGATATGATTGCTATGATTCGGTCGGTCGTAGTTCTGGTCAACTTTATAACTTGTTTTTTCATTTGCGCTGGCGTAATAAGGCACTGGTATGGATAAGTGGGAAAATGCATTTATGGAGACCGCAGAAACATTTGCGAAACTCTCTAGTGCAAGAAGATTAAAAGTTGGTGCGGTTATCGTAAAGGATAATCGTATCATCTCTATTGGGTATAATGGTATGCCCTCTGGTTGGGATAATAACTGTGAGAACGAACTGAAGTGGCCTAACGGTGACATTCAGTTCCTTGAAACTAAACCAGAGGTATTACATGCAGAGGCTAATGCAATAACAAAGGTTGCAAAAAGTTCCGAATCATGTTATAATGCTGACATATACACAACGACCGCACCTTGTTTGGAGTGCGCTAAACTAATATATCAATCTGGTATCAAGAAAGTATACTGGAGAACACCACACCTAAGATCTACCGATGGACTAGAGTTCTTAGAAAAATGTGGCATGGAGATAGAACAAATATGAGTCCATTTCAATTTGTAAATGAGATTACATTCGGTAAGAAGGACGTGATGGTTGACCCCGACATGGAGAAGAAGTATGTTCCATTCATGGTCAATCGTAGTCTATCTTACTTCACCGATACTGTTCATATGGCGAATGAGATGAACAGATACCATCACCTTGACAAAAAGTTACAATTTCAGTTTTTACTAAATATAGTTAGGAAAAAGAAAAGATTTTCCAAATGGGTCAAACCCGAAACTGATAGTAACGTTGACGTGATAAAAGAGTATTATGGATATAGTAATGAAAAGGCCATTCAGATCCTCCCTCTCTTATCTGCCGATCAACTTAACATAATAAAAAATAAGGTGAATAAAGGTGGAAGAAAATAATATTGTCGAATGGAGTGTTTCCAAGATGTTGGAAATCACCTTGTCGGAACCAGATGACTTTTTGAAGGTAAGAGAAACTCTTACTCGAATAGGCGTGGCGTCTCGCAAGGAAAATAAATTATTTCAAAGTTGTCATATTTTGCACAAACAGGGAAGATACTTTATTGTGCATTTCAAAGAATTGTTTATGTTGGACGGTAAGAAGTCTAACCTCGAACTGTCGGACATTCAAAGAAGAAATACAATCGCAACACTACTTGCAGATTGGGGATTGGTAGAAATACAAACTCCCGAAGTTGCATCTGACTGTGCGCCAATGCGCCAGATCAAAATCATAAACTTCAAGGAGAAAGATGATTGGGAATTGTGTCCCAAGTATAATATAGGTAATAAGTGATGGTTAAAGATGATAATGTGGAGTTTTTTGGAATATTCAAAGGTCTCGAAAGGGAAGAAGATATAGCTGCAAAGAGACCTTTCCAAGGCAAACTTCCTTTCAACATGGAAGAGACGTATGACTGGAATCAGTATATGTACATGTTGGATACTCATCCAGATCAGGGAATAGACACTAACACCACTAAAATGCGGATAAGTCTGAACAATTTTCATGATAGACCATCCGCACCAATGTTCGCAAAACAGATCGAAGCAGAAATGCAAGACACTTTTGCGTTACAACAGAATAACATCACGAACATTGCGTTTAGTGGATTCGGATATAACTCAGATAGTTATCCGTGGCACAAGGACAGTATGGATGTTTTTCTGGTACAAGTTATCTCTACGGTGAAATTAAAGGTCGAAGGCGTCAACAATAACAAGTACTTTGACTTCAAGCCAGGAGATTACATATGGATTCCCAGAGGCACTCATCACCAAGTGATCCCTCAAATAAGTAGGGTAACATTTAGTTTTGGTGTCGAGGGAGATCCAGACCCATCAATATATTTCTAGGTCATTACATTTAGTTATAATGTCTAACAGAGATATGTTTTTGTATAAATAACGGCGGATATGCGAAATGGTTCGGTATCCGTAATTAATCTTGCTTTTTTAAAGGAGAAAAAATATGACTAACTTAAAAGCATCACAACTATTTCCACGAGCGTCCTTTGTAGGATTTGACCATCTTCTAGATGAACTTGACTTTGTAGCGAGGCATGCTAAGGATAATTATCCCCCTCACAACATTGTTAAGAGATCCGATACAGAGTACTCAATCGAACTGGCACTTGCTGGATTCGAGGAATCCGATTTGGATATAGAGCAGAAAGAAAGATCGTTAAACGTCAGAGGTGAGAGTAAACATTCCGAAGAAGGCGAATACCTTCATAAGGGAATCTCTACCAAGAAGTTTAGACGGACTTTCCGCTTGAGTGAATATGTCGAAGTAGACGGAGCTTCTTACAGTAATGGTATACTTGTCATTAATTTGAAGGTAGTGTTACCCGAAGAGAAGCGTCCTCGTAAAATTTCTATCAGTTAATTTTTCGAGGTTAAGTATGAAAGCCCTAAGAGACCGTTCTATACGGTCATCATATGATTGGGTGTTAGAGACTTTAGTTTTCATTACAAGTTTTGTAGTGACAGCATTGTGTCTTGCTCCACTCGTATAATATAAAATCGGGGGGTAGAGATACCCCCCAACTATATAATGGTCTATGAGTAAAATAAAGTTCTATCAAATCGTGATACCCGACAATTCAGTCTCTATGGAGTATCACGAATTATCTAAAAAGTCGTTTGAACCTGTCAATGATATAATCGAGATTGTACCGTTCGAGGCAATCACACCTCACCACCCAGATTTTGAAGAACATGAATCCAGATACAACTGGCAACATTTGTTATCAAATGATAGTAAAGATAAAACTAGGAATTTTCAACAACCGCATTCGCCTACCGAAAGGGCAGGTATGTGTTCTCATTGGGAACTTATAAGACAACGTAGTCTCACTGACGAACCATTCTTCGTGACAGAACACGATACCTACCTACTACCAGAAGACGAGGATTCTTTCAGAGAATCACTAGAATTGTGTGAAGATTACAATCTGCACTATGCGAATATTGGACTCTATATGGGATGTTATTCACTGTCCAAAACCTTTGCGGAACAAACAACTATACTATTGAATAATAAATTTCCTATAAATGGTGGCCCATATGGATGCATGGAAAGATTATTCAAGACATTCTTGTCAGGATCTCATGTAAATGAACCATTCGAAAAGACCGATGAATATTATAACCAAGAAAAAACATTTATACATCCAGTTTCAGAACATAATGGTATTAGGGGATTAAGACTAGGAAAATCTGAACGAGAGATGTTTAGATGTTACAATGCTCCCTTTATTGAACCTATCGACTTGACTTATCAAATAAGACGACCGACCACGCAAATGATTAAAAGATCGTTAGGTTCTAAATCAGTAACTCAACACCATCAAGCATACAGTGAAGAACGCATCGAGAAACCTTGGACAAGGTTAGGTAATTTTCATTTTATTGATTGACATTCTGCGCCCCCTGTGTTATAATACCATCTATATTATAAGGAGACCGCATGGAGTTTTATACTTCTGTTGCCCGTTACGGTAGCAATCTGTTATATCGTGGAGTCGAGAACGGCCTACGAGTTAAGAAAAAGATCCCATTCAAACCGACACTGTATGTTCCATCGAACAAGAAAGAAACACGGTGGACTGGTCTGGACGGAACCAACGTGGAACCGATCACATTCGGTAACATGAAAGAGGCGGGTGACTTCGCCAAACGTTACGATGGTGTTGAGAACTTCAAGATCTTCGGGACGACCAACTACGTCACACAATATATTGCCGACAAATTCCCTGGCGTGATTCCGTTCGATGCGAGTCAGGTGTCAGTCTGGACTATCGATATTGAGGTCGAGTCTGATGACGGATTCCCCGAACCATCTAAGGCAGACCATCCAGTAATCTCGATCACCATGAAACAACGTGGGTCGGACGAGTATCATGTGTGGGGTATGCAATCCTACGATGCAGGCGAGAACGTCCTGTACCGTGTCTGTAAAGATGAACTCACCTTGATGACCAACTTCCTAGACTGGTGGAGAGAACACACACCAGACATTATTACTGGTTGGAACTCTCGTACATTTGACTTACCGTATCTGATCAACCGCATGACCAAACTCGCTGGGTTTGACGAGGCGAAGAAGTTCTCACCGTGGGGTCTGGTCTCGGAATCCTCTTACTTTGACGAGGGTATGAAGTCACAGATCTATAACATCACTGGTGTAGAACAGATCGACTACCTTGAGATCTTCAAGAAGTTTACTCTCAATACGTGGGGACGACAGGAGTCTTACCGACTGGATAATATTGCCCACGTGGTTCTGGGTGAGAACAAACTGTCTTATGAGGAACACGGTTCACTTCACTCTCTGTACCTACATGACTTCCAGAAGTTCATTGACTATAACATCAAGGACGTGGAACTCGTAGATAGACTGGACGAGAAACTCGGATTGATCGAATTGTGTATGACGATGGCCTATCGTGGTGGTGTGAACTATATCGATGCCCTTGGTACTACCAATATCTGGGACAGTATCATCTACCGACTACTGATGCGTAAAATGATTGCGTGTCCGCC